GTCATGTGAATGTCTCCTGTAGCCTCTAGGTCTATAGGTTTATCAAGCACCAGAGTTGAGCCTGAAGGTACAGGAACTCCCTTAGCCACATGGTAGTAAGTATCTCCTGACGTTGCTCTAGCCTTTATATCTACATCGACTGAAGCCGACCCGTCAATGTTACTTACATAACAAGAGTGGACAATGGATGTTGTGGCTGCTGGCGCAGTGTAGACAACACCTCCGCCTGTAGTTAGCGCAGCCCCTTGATTCTTAAACGTATTAGCCATCCTATCCTCCTAATGCAATCGCCATCGCTATCGCTGTTCCTGCTGGGTCACCGGGGGTTATGGTTCCCCACGATGAATCCGTACCATCATTAGTCAGGTACTTTCCACTTTGTCCTGATACGTTAGGGACTATCGCCGTAGTCGAAGAAGATGGGAAACTGTTTTTTAAGACAGTCTTCAGCATCCTCAGATGGTCATCTCCTTCTCCAACGGGGTCACCAACAACAGGGTTAGTGTCAACTAACTGCGTAACCCAACTGGCAGATTCGACAGCCATTATGCACTCGCCGCTGTAAGGGTTACAGTCACTTCAAGAGTATCCCCTGAAACGACAGCCCTGGCTGAAGCAAAGTCTACGACACCGTACAGAGTTCCTGCTGTAGCAGAAGACGATGCGTTATTGCTTACAACGAAGGCACCCGCCACTGTGTTGGTAGCGTTTATGGAAAATGTTGCCTTGCTTGAGGAGTTGTCACAAGTGCTGGTCGTTGTGCCTGTTATAGACCCTAATGTTAGCGTTTGTCGAACAGTCTGGGAGTAAGTCGTTGTGTGTACTAATTCCCCCCAAGAACTATGCGATGCCATAGTATCGGCAATCACGGGAGTTCCAGCAGCCTTTAACCCAACGAACCAACTGGTTATCTGTGTGCCGCTCTTAAATGTACCGTCTAGCACATGGTTTGCGCCAGCCGTAGTAACGAGGTTCTTGTTTACCTCCCGCCACTTTTCCTGACCGTCAGAACCATAACAAACAACTTCCCATATATTCCTTAGGCCGATAGTATAATCATTATCGTGTTTCATTCTTAGACCTCCCTCGGCCTTCATTGTTGGTTGCATTTTCAATTTGGATAGTCCACCTTAGTCCATATAGTTGATGGGTCTGTTACGTCAGACCACGTTGAAGAAGGGTCAGTTACAACGGTCCATGTAGTTGCTGGGTCTGTCTCTGGGTTCCATAAAAAACTGTTTGTGGATGTCTGTGTAAAACTCCCCGCAAACGTAATCGATTCCGAAAAGAATAGATTTTCATTCGACTCATACCCACTATCTACGGCAAAAGATATTGACGGGCTAAATGTTACATCTACAATCTGTGATTGATCCAAGCTAGAACCAAATGCGCCAACCCCTTGTATAATAACCCCATGTTGTAAATCAGAGGAAACCTCAATACCATCCGTAATAGACACAGGTATAGTGCTTACCCCTAAGCCCGAATAGGAAGACTCTACGCCAAAAGATATAGAAGCTCCCTTTGTGTGGGCAACCCCTAAGGTAAATCCATCACCTAGAGCATACGTTGCGCTACCTGTCTCAGCAGGCGTATTCCAGTTTATCCCTATGTTGCTCCATAGGATCGGTGTGGTAGCCTCAGCCCAAGTAATGGGCGCTGTCATTACGGATAACCACTCGTGTTCATAACTCTAAGAGCAGAACCTGAATGACGATCCTTAGCATCTTGATCCTGTAAATTCTCCACTGACTGCTGAAACCCTTGCGCCCAGACTCCAAGCCTCTCATCGTTCATAAGGAAAGGCTCCGCCTCCAGCAATGCCCCGTAGAGATAAACATCCGGGTTATCCGTGAGCATGGCCTCTGTCGTGTTTGACGCAGATAAGGCGGCTATCTTTTTGTAAAACAGCATCTCTATAGTCTGAACAGACGCGGGGATCGGGCCTAACTGAAGTTCTCCTGCAATAATTGTATATATCTCTGGCGTACCGGTTGAGGTGCTTCCGTACAGCCTGTCATATATCTCAGGAGTGACGTACTGACACGGCCTTATCGGAGTTGTGTTAATCTGTAGATTTCGCATCTGCAGGTAACCCGTGGGGAGCGCCAAGTTTCTTTGGCCCGCTACAGTCGACGCGGTGTACTTCGCCTCCATGAGCCTTAAACGGAAAACTCTGTTCATACGCGCTTCAGCCAAAGCAATAAACTCTGGTATCCTGTCGCCCAGGTCATCCCTGTCCAGCCAGTTGGCTACAGCGGTTTGTAGTTCAGCGTAAGTTCCTATTGCCATGTTTTATCTCTAGTGCAGTGCCAAGTAACCGTAACGATGTCCGTAGTTGGGGATAACAATTCCCAACGGAAACCTCCCGCTAAATTTAAGTAACGGGCATTCCTCTGGCAAGTAAATTTCCATGCCTTTTGCCTTGGCAAACCCAAGCAGGTATTCACAGTTGGGCCGCTCATCCCTGTACTCATCGGCATGGCCTGGCTCTCCTTGGGCAGACATGTCGACCCCCCACAACCCAATCTTATCCACTCCCTCATAGATTGCTAAGCCCATCATGTAGGCGACGGAGGAATTGTAATAATCCCCCACGAGAGCAGACACTTCTTTAAGGGGGTACTCAATGGCGTTGGGAATGGCGGAATATGCTTGCTGCATATACAGAGGAGCATCCAACTCCCTCAACCTGTCCTCATATCCTGGGTGATAGAACGAAGGGGTTGCCTCCCTTATACACTCCAAGGGGTGTATATCAAACAGCCTGTCAAAGTAAGGATACCTGTCATTATCCCAGGGCAAACCCCATACCTCCCAGTCTGGGTCTTCATAGGGTGCATCATCGTGAGTTGATGGTGCAAGTCCTACAATAGCGACTTGTCTCATCTAGTCAGTTCAGTAATGTAAACTGATGCTGTGCCTGTCCCAGTAATCGCTGAACACATATTGCCACCTTCTACACGGAACAAGTAAGGTGTATCAGCTGCGATGTAAGTTGAGGATGTCGCAGCAGGGCGATCTGGATCAAAGGCAACGAAACAAGCAGCGGTTGCAGTTACCATAACTGTCTGCGTTTGCGCTCCAAATGCAGATGTTGCGGTTGAGCCACTGGTTGTAGTTGCGGATAATGTATGGGTCGTTCTGGGTCTAAAAACATTGCTAATGTCAATCATATCTTTTACCTTATAGGTTGGTTGGGGCTACTTTGAAATACTTGTAGTCGGGGTCATTCAAGTAAGCGGCTAATAATTTTGAGTCCTTTTGTATGGCCCCGTTGGTGTCCTTCACCCACTTCTCCCATACGGTGATAGGAATAGAGGCAGCATGATGCCATTCTCCCCTCTTACCCAGAGATAGCTTATCGCCATACGAATTGTACTTCTCCTTGTTCTCTTCAAGTACAGGAGTAGCGTTCTGGGTGGTTTTGAAGTTAAATGAGTTATCACCCGAATCAAACTGTATTTCAGTGCTACGTACTCCGTCGCTGTCAATAAAGTGCTTAGACATACCCCATATTCCCCACTTTAGGCGCACCATCTGCCGGATCGTTATCAACATATGCCTTCCTTAACCAGCCAGCAGCATCTGTTGGGTCTTTCGATTTCGCTGCTTTAGGAGGGGCTTTCTTTCCCTTTATTACCATCTTATCAACAGCAGTTTCGATGTCTTTATCTTTCATAGAAAGTTAGGGGTGGGTTGCCCCACCCCTTCCTCATTTAGCTTACTGATGCAAGAATACCGCTTGCTTTTTCGTTCTTAGAGACAAGGCCATACTCACCAAGAAGCATCTGCTTGGTGGAGTCGCCTGTCTTTGCCATAGTGACAGTCTGGAAAGGCCGGAGCCATGCAACACCCCAGTAATCCATGTCTAAAAAGAAAACATTAGCAGCAACCGAGCCTGGGCCATCCGCGGCTAGGTTTCTGTCTGGGATTATTTTGAAACTCCCAAAATCTGAAACATAGACGTCAACAGCCGCAATAGCAGTAGCACCACCCTTGCCAGATACGTCATTGCGAGGTGGGATACCTAGCGATACCGAACCTGAACCTACTGACGCTAATCCTGAGATCGTCTGCTTTACAACAGACGGAACCAGCATTATATCGGGTTGACCACCAGCATCGTACGCTTCCTTAATGGTAGCTTTGATGTTGGCTTCTGTACAAGCAGCAGTAGATGTGTTGTTTACCATAGCTGTGGTTCCCAAAGAACCAGCAGTCGGTGAACCACCGGAACCACCCGCTACATGACTTGTATTAAGCCACGCAGGGATGCCTGCAGTTTGCCTGCCCGATGTCGCATCACCCGCAGCTTTTACGATATTCTGAGTGAGCATGACTTCCATGTCTCTCTTCATACGTTTGCCGAGTTTAGCCAACATGTAGGCTTGATGTTTGCCGTGACCTGCGTAATCGACTGCATCGTCGGTTCCCGAGGTTTGAGCAATATAACGACTTATCTGTGTGTAGTTATCAAGTCGCGTTGGAAGTGACCTTGCCGTAGCATCAGGTGAGTCATCGCCTTCCAAATGACGATTACTAGCACCTGCTGTTATGGTATCTGTCTGCCACTCAAATTTCGTGTTGTCAGCACTCATTTTGGCGCAGCCAGAAAGAAAAGGTGTATCCATAGGAGCGATATTATAAATCACGTCAGACAAGTCCTCACGAATCGCCACTGAACTGTAGGTTAGTGACGTATTTGCAGCAATTGCCATTTTTTGTTCTCCTGGTTAGGATTCAAACATGTCTTCAAACAAAGAGGCTGCGTCATCGACGTGGCCTGTTTGTTGTAGACGCTTCATCTTTGTCTTACGTTGGGAGCGTTTTTCGTCTGCGCCGCGAACACCAGTGCCTGAGCGAATCACTCTAGGCTTGTTCTTTAGCTTCTTTGCCTTAACGTCAGAATTGGTCATAGCGTCGTACTTACTAGCCTTTAGAAGAACTAGTATTGAACGATGGTCTACAAGACCTTTGATCTCTTCTTCATCAAATCCCTGCCCAAGAGCATAGTCTCGAACCTGTTTTTTAATCTTCGATCTCTTCTGGTCGTCTTTCCAGTCGGGTAACTTTCCTGCTAACGCAGCGTGCTCTCCGTCGAGAGCGTCCTTGTGTAGCTTCTTGTACTCTTCTGCTTGGCGTTGTTGTGCTATCTGCTGGTCCCTTTGTACGGCCTGCATCTTTTCCTGCTTTTCCCGGAACTCTTCTTTCTTAGTGACAAACTCTATAGGGTCATCTTGTTTGAGTTGTTCCCAATTTACATTGGAAAATTCATCAAGTACACCCATAGAGCCATCCAATAAAGCCTGGAGTGCCTCTACGTAATGTCCACGCTCTGTCTGAATCTGAGCCATCTCGGTTTCGTATTGACCCCTTAAGGCCTCTACTTCCTTTCGTTGCTCAGAAACTTCCTGCGTTTTTTTCGTGTAATCTGATTGACGCGAATATCCTTTCAGAAGTTCGTCGAGGGGTATTGTCTGCTCTTCACCATTCACGGTGACAGCATATAAGTCCTCGCCTTCCACTTCGCGGTTATCAGTGCCTTCATAGTCGTCATCATCTTCTTCCTCAGACTCTTCAGGCTCCACTTCCGATGATTCGTCTTCCTCTACGGGTTGAGACTCTTCCTCTTCTGTAGGTTGTTCTTCCTCAGTTTCTGGGGTTTCCTCTGCAGGTTCCATCATCTTCAAAAGGGCGTTTTGCGCCTCTATTAGACTTCCGTCTGGCGCTCCACTTACATCTACTGCTTGCGGGGCTTCTTGCGTATCCGCCATTGCTCATCTCCTTATAGTTGGTATTCCTGTAGTTTCTTAGCCATTTCCCCTGTTTCTACGATAGAGGTTAAATGAACCTTGATTCTTGACAAGAGTCTTATGGATAGCCAGCATGTCTCTCTGGCTCTACCATCATCGATACCCGTTGAACTCCAAGTATCCATGATATCCTTTTCAAGCGTATCAAACGCTTCTTTGAATAAGGCGTCTTCGAGAAGCCTCTTAGCTTGTGCTTCCCTTATTTCGTCGGTCATGTTCTTCCTATAGCTACGGCCCGATCCTGCTGAGCCTCTAGGTTGAGTTCAGCGCTCTTTAATCGGGCCTCTACCTGATCGTTTTGCGCCTCTAGTTGGAGTTTCTGCGCTTTTATTTGAACGTCTGCCGCCTTTATGTCCAGTTCTTTGTTCTTGAGTTCTAC